CACCTCAACCGGGAACGGTTGCTGACCGCCGATGGATACCCCCATTCGTGCGCGCGCTGCTGCGGCCGGTGGCGGCGCAACCGCTGCACGGCCAGGAGGCAGCGGCGCAGTCGCGACCGCCTGAGGTTCGGCCGGGACGGGTGCCACGTCCGGCACCTGCCGAGGCACACCGGGGACATAGGGCCGGATGCCGGTGATCTCGGCGCCGCGCTGCACGTCCTCGGGGCTCGGCTCTTCGCGGGGCGCCCTGACCGGTGCCTCGACCTGCGACCCCATGGCCTGAGCAAGCGCGCCGGTGCCAGCGCCGAGGATGCCGCCGATCAGCGCCGACTCCGTGACGCCATCCGACCAGCCGCGCTCGGGGTCGTAATACCCTTGCGCGATCAGGTTGTTTAGCGCCTGCGAAGCCGCCTCCTGCGCGGCCTCCTCGCCCGCGTTTAGAGCGATCTCCCCGAACCGGCGGAACATCGTGCCCGCCACCCTGTCGCGGATGCCCGACGGCAGGAAGCGGAACGCGCGCCCGATCGGGATCACCTCGCTGGAACCGACCAGCGCGCCCCAACCGGCAGCCGAAAGCGCATCGTCCTGACTGGCGCCAGCCTGAAGCGCTTCCTCGTAGACCTGCCCGGAATTGCTGGCCGCGCCAATACCGCCGGTGGCGACGATTGCACCACCCGGGCCGCCAAGCGCGCCACCGGCCAGCGCCGCCCCGAGGAAGGCCGACATGGACCCGGCGCCCTGGGCAAGCGATGCCCAGAAGGACGGATCATCGGGCGGCGTCCCGAAGGTGTCGGCAAACCTGGCGCGCAGGCCCTCCGCAGCCCCACGGAAATCCACAGGCTCCTGCTGGCCAGCGACGGCCTGCTGGCCGGCCGCAATGCCGGAAAGACGCTCCTGCCCCACCTGCATATCGGCGATTCGCTGAGCAAGGATTGCCCGCTCTTCATCGCGAAGGGATGGATCGGCGAGACGCTGCTGCATTTCCATGATGGTGCGCGCGCGCTCTTCCTGTAGACCGGTCGCAGCCTCACGAGTTCCGGCGCTGGCCGGCGTGTCGGCCAAGGATGCCGCTGTCTGCAACGCATCGAGGCCCATGAGCGACGACACCAGCATCTCGTTGGCGCCCAGGCCGAACTGCTGGGCCCGACGCTGCAGGAGCGCCCCAATGCCCTCCCCGGCGAAGGGATCCGCCGCCGCGGCCCGTTGCTCCTCGACGCCGCGCATGACGCCCTCGACGTACTCGGGCTGCATGGTGCGGGCTTCCAGCGCACGGATCTCCTCGGAGACGCGCGCGATGTCGGCCTCGATCTCGGGCCGCTGCTGTTCCGAAGCAGATGCGAGCTCAGCCTCGAGGTTCCTCAGCGTGCCCCGGGCACGCTCCATCATTCCCGCATCATAGGTGATCGGCGTGCGCGGGATCGGCGCGGTGCTGCCCATGGGCGCGGCGCCCGTCTCATGCCGGTAATCGCTCGGCGCCTGGAATTCACCGGACCAGAGGCCGAGACGGGCCGCCTCTGCCGCTTGGGCCTCACGCGAATACTGCTCGCCCATGTAAGGCAGCGCAGCCCCCGCGCCGACCATGCGGCGATTGAGGTCGGTGGTGCCTGACATCAGCGTGCCCAGGAGGCGCTGATAGCGATCGGTCCCGCTGAACTCCGGCTGCGATGGGTTCGCCTCCATCAGGCGCGTGAGCATGTCGGTCGACCACTGGCCCGCGGGCCACTCGCCGTCCGCACGCTGACCGGTCTGCGAGCTTTCCGGCGCGTCGATGCCGGTCATCCGCATCGAGCCCTCGGATGTTCTCACCGTGTCGCCGTCGATTGGCGCCGGCTGCACGGCAGGCGCTGCCGGGGGCGGCGTGTAAATCGAGGCAGGGCGCGGCTGCGGGCTCGGAGCGGCCGCCGCTGGATCCAGCCCGAGCGCCCGGTAAACCTCGCCGCGCGGTCGCTCCGCATAGAAGCGCTGATGCAGGGCATCGGCGAGGTCGTTGTCCGACATCTCGCCATACTGAGGATACCGCGCCCGGATGTCCGCGATAGTGATGGTGGACATGGTGGGTCTCCCTCAGGCGGGTGGCAGGCTGAACAGTCCGAGCGGGTCGTTGGGGTCGATGGCTGGCGCGGCCTGCGCTGCGGAAGGAAGAGGGACAGTGGCAGGCGCAGTTGCCGCGCTGCCTCGCCTCTGAGGCGCCGGCACAGGGTTTCCCTCTCCATCGAGGAAAGGCATCATCTCGCCGCTGGCGGTGCGGCCGAACATGAAGCCGTCAATCTCATACTGGCCGTAAAGCCTCGGGCGCGATCCTCCTGCCGCACTGGACGCGCCACCCGCGCGCGGCGCCGACGATCTGCTGGCGCCACGGCCGGTGCCGGAAGCGCCAGGAAGCCGCAGTTCCTGCCGCAGCATGGTCGATGCGATGGACTCCAGAGGTCCGGGCAGGTCGCCCGATGACAAGACCGAAAGGAGATCCCGCGCGCGCTGTGTTGCGGCGCCCCCGGCCAGTTGGTTCAGCGCTTGCTGGCCGCTGACGTAGTTGCGCTTCTCGTCCATCTGCTGCGCGCGCCCTCCGATCATGGCCGAGGCCAGCGGTGCGAGAGCTGCGAGAAGAGGTGAACCAGACTGCTGCGCGCTGGAATTGGCGCCGCTGAGGGCCGACATGATCATGGGTAGCGCCTGCGCATTGCCCGCCATCCCACCGCCGAAAGCCTTGGCCATCAGTGTACCCCCTCGCCGCGCATCTCACGCTCCATCACCTCGATCCGTCGCAGTGCCGATTGCAGGGCGCCGGCGAGAAGCCCGAGGTAGTCGATCACGTTGATGGTGCGGCCGTCGCCCAGCCCGGTGATGTCGCGGAAATGCTCGGCCATCGGGCCGATGTGTTGCTCGCCATGATCGCCGGCCGGCCGGTTGCTGTCGCGATAGCGCCACACCGCCAGCGGCATCCTGCTCAGGGCTTCGGCTGCCCATGCGTCGCGCAGAGGGCCATCGATTTCCTTCGCCTCCATCGTGCATTTCAGAAGCATGCTTGCGCCGAGGCCACCCAGAGTGCTGGCGGTGTTCATTCTCTGCGCCTGCTGCGCCTGATACTGGGCCATTTCGTTCTGGTACTGCTGGCCGACCAGCCCCGAATAATTCACGCTGGCCATGCTGCCCGACGGCATTGCATTCGGGGGGTTGTAGCCGCCGCCCATCGCCGCGGCGATCTCGGACATGGCGTTCTGGCGCAGGGCCGCGTCCAGCCCGAATTGCCGCGATTGCTCCTGGCCGGACGCGATGTCGGCATCCATGGCCAGCCGCGAGATCGTGTCCTGGGTTTGCTTGAGCTGCTCACCATAGGCGTCATTGAAGCCCTCGGCCCCGACCGGGATACCGCGGGCCTGCAGGTTCGTCAGCAGGCGCTCGTTTGCCTTGTCGATCCCGGGAGACATCATGGAGAACGCCCGGTCGAAGATCGACTGCGCGACATCACCCCGGTCTTGGACCTGCAAGCCCTGCGACAGAGTGCCCATGGACTGATCCAGCACGGTCCGCCCGAGGTCAATCGATGCGGGCTCGAACATCTGGCGCAGCGCCTGCTCGAACGGGCTCTCCACGTATTTCTGTGCGGCCTGCGCGCCCTGCGGAGCGACGCCCTGCACGAACTGCCCGGTAATGGGGTCCGTATAGCCGTTCAGGATCGACGAGCCGCCGGCGGAATAGATGTCCGGCCGGTTGAATTGCGCCTCGGCTGAGGCGGTTTCATACGGGTCCGGCGCTTCCGGTGCGTTGCTGCCCTTGCCCATCGCTGATCCACCTGCATTCGTCTCTGAACATCTTCAGGACTAGCAGCGGGCCGCCGTCATGTGCGGCGAATGCCACGATCGCCTCCCCCTTGAACCCCAGCTTGGTCGCGAGATTGAGGGACGGAAGGTTGCTGCCAGGCACGGTCACCGAAATCGCGTGACAGCCCAGCTGGATGAACGGAAAGGCGAAGAGCTTGAAAAGAGCGCTCCTGCTGGCCCATCCGCTGCCCGGCTCGGCAGCGATCGACACCTCGCAATGGACGCCGTTGAAGCGCTCATACATCACCCCGGCGACCAGTCCCGTCCCGCGGACGACACCAAGCGCCTTGGCGCCATCGCTGATCGACATGCCGGGTATTCTCTTGGCGACCCACCTGCTGACCAGATGGTCGGCGCCATAGAGTACGTCGTCGACCAGCATCAAAGCACCCCGGCGCGCAGGCTGGTCAGCTCGCACCATTCCGCTGAAAGCTCGATGATCAGCTTGAAGGTCTCGCCCACCGCATCGACGGGAATCAGGTCATCCAGCGCGAAGAGTTGCCCGCGACCGCGATGCGTCTCCAGAACCACCGTCTGTTTCGCCTCTCGAATATCGCGCGGGGTTTCCTGGTGATCGCTCAGCACGGTGATGCTGACGGTGACCTCGGACGCCGCCGTCATCCCAATCTTTAGGAAGGTGATCCCGGTGGCGCGCGGCATCCTGAACCAGCCTGTCACCAAGCGGGCCGCGATCAGGTCGCCCTCCTTCGCCTGAACCACCCGGCAAAGTCGGCCATCATCGGCGGTGAACTCGGTGGCCGTCCCGAGGTTGTGCCAGGCAACGGCCGGGAAGTCAGCCTTCGCCCATGAGCCATCCTTGGGCCGGAATATGAACTGCTCGATCGTCTCCGCGATCCTGTTCACCACCACCATTGATCCGTCGTCGGCAGTGTGCATCTGCCAGCGCGCAGGCGTGGCGGCCATCTCCGTCACCTCCTCGGAGATCGCGGCCGAGACTGCGCCGACCAGCGCCAGCACGCTCTGCCGGATGGAATCGGAGAGCGAGATCACCCCGGAGGCCGTGAACATCCAGAGATCGGCGCCCACCTGGGTGAAGGCCTCGCCGCCGAGAGGAGCGGCTGCGTTCACGCGGGTCAGAAGGCGCCAGTCGTTCGGATCGCCAGGATCCAGTCCCTCATAGGCCACTATCACGCCGGTGGTGGTGATAACCGCCAGCGTGTCGTTCATGCCGTGCCCGGCGTCGATCGTCATGCTGCGCAGGGCCGACAGCGAGCCGGTGATGTTGCCCAGCCGGCCCAGTGGAAACCTGATCCAGTTGCCGGATACTGCGCCCACCGTCTCGGGGTAGTAGAAATCGAGCGTCCCGCCCCGCACCCAGAACAGGAGCCGGTCCTGGTGCGCGATCACGCCGCTGAAGGTTGCCGGATTGACGCCCGCGATCTCGATCGACATCTGCGTGAAGGCCGTCCCATCGAAGCGCACGGGCAAGCCTAGGCCATCAGCGATGATGGCGTTCCCGCTGATATAGGCGACATCGCAGGTGGCGGAACTGGCGCGGGTGATGCTGGCCTCGCCGCACACCAGCCGGTCGGCGTGGACCTCGATGTAGCGCGTCTCGGAACCGAACTCGAACGGAATGCGCCGCAAGACGGTCGAGGGCGCGGAAAGGGCCTGCACCTGGCGGCGCAACCGAAGCGATGAACCTGTGCTTTCCCAATTCAGGAACTCCCCTGCATAGATGCCGCTCACCTCTGAGGTCTTGGCCTCGGTGTAGAGCCCCTTCAGCGGCAGCGGGATCGGGATCTCGCGCGCGAGCGCCCCGCCCGAGGCCCTTGTTGCCGCTCTCGCTCTCGCCCACTTCATGTTCACACCTTGATCAGCCAGTTGACGCCAATGACGGGCGGCAGGATGTCGATGCTGGCCCCGCCTCCCGTCTCCTCGATCGAGATCCCGGTCACAGCCTGTTCCACCGTGCCGTCGGCCGAGGTGTCGCCTGTGGTGCCGGCCTCGGCCGCTCCGACATCCGTGCCCTCAGCGGCGGCAGCATCGACGACGGCGGCAGCGGAATGGCTGTGGGGGGTTGGGTTAAAGCTGTGGCCGTGGCCAGGGTCCGTAACGGCGTGCCCGTGGGCAGGAAGCTGGCTGACCGAGAGCGTGATCAGACGGTTGCCCGCAAGCGCGCCCAGGGCGACATCGCCACCGGCGCCGAACATGGCGCGTCCCTGAAGGTTTGGCAGGTTGAAGTTGGCCTCGGTCGCCCCATAGGCATCCCCGATGATCGCATAGAGGTCGGCGAACGCGGCCTTGGAGAGCGCCTGCCCGTTCAGCAGCTTCCATGAGGCATTGGGCTCCTCCGAGGCCATCGTCGGAACGATGGATCCCGTGGGAATCAGCAGCGTCTCGATCGCAGCGATGATCTCTTCAAGGTTGTCGTCGGGAATGTCATAGGTTCTGGTGCGCCGGCGGTTTCTCGTGACCGCTGGGATCGCCATCAGGACACCAGCCAGCGCCCGCCGCCCAGCGGGAGCGCGTCATATTCGGTCGCGCATGCGCCGATGCGGAAAGGGCGGGCGCCACCTGCATCGGTGGCGGCAGCCACAGCCATCTCCGCCTCATAATCGGCGGCATGCTCCGCATAGGGCAGCCCGAGGGCGCGGCGGAGGCGATACGTCATGCCCAACGAAAGGACGTGATCGTCGGAGAAGACGGGGCGATCATCATCGGCCGTAAACTCGGGGCGCCGCACCTCGGGGATCGGTTGGCTCAGGGCTTGCGGGTTCACGCGCTTCAGGATCTCGCTGGGCTCGACCGGCCAGACCCCCTCGTCCCAGCCCGGGGGCGTCTCGTCGAAGGTGATGTTGCCGCTGCCATCCGGGGATTCCAGCACCGTCGACGGGGCCAGCCAGCCATCGCGGGGCACCACCGGCTCGATGGTGACAGGCAGGTTGCTGGCCGCATAATCGCCAGACTTCACCGGCGAAACCACCGGGTAGCGCGAGATATACTCGATCACCACCAGTTCGGTCGCCTGCGGGACTGGCTCGATGTTCAGCGTGTTGTTCTTGATCCGCCAGCCCATCGGTGAGGCGACGGCGGCGCCACCATAGAGCCAAGCGGCCCAAGCTTGGGGCGTGGCTGGGCCGATCAGGCCCATGGGATAGGCGCCGCGCGTTTCGGTGCCGGGGATCATGCGCAGAAAGTCGGGTGGCAGCTGGTAGGAAAAGCGTCCCGGCAGCAGGGAAAAGACCCATTGCGAATGGAAGTCGGAGAGCCCCACGAATTCGGTGCCGCGCAGGTATTCCCGCATCGTGTCCACGGCGGCAATACGAAGCGCCCGGGCGATGCGGGTGTTCTCGGTGAAAAGCGAACGAGGCGGCGGGGCGGTATTGTCCCGCTCCGCCGCCTCCCGCGCGATTTCAAGGATGGTTCGCGTCCCCATGTCCGCCCCCGATTATGCGAGCGGATCGCTCAGCAGGTCGTTGTTGCCTTGTACCGAGGAGAAATCGGACTCTTCACCGATGCCAGGCATGGTGGACGGATCCGGCAGATCCTCGCCCTCCGCTTCGGCGGCGGCCGGCGCCGCAGGAGCTGCCCGGCCACCCATGCTGGACAAAGCGTCGTTCTTCGCCGCCAGCGCGGCGTTCTGCGCCTCAAGCCGGGCGATGGTGGCGCGCAGCTCGCGCGCTTCCTGGTCGCGCCTGGCCTCACGCTCGGCCTCGCTGATCTTGTCCGAAGCGGCATCGCGGCGCCCGGCCCATCCGGTTGCGAGCTTGTGGGCCACGGCGATCTCGCGCCCGATGTTCTGCGCCTGATCGGCTGAGAGGCTGCAGAGATCTTCGACGCTGCGGATGCCGGAAATGAGGAGCTGACCGACCTGCGACATGGTGATGCCTGGGAGTTCCGTCAGCGGCGTGCCGGTCGACGGCAGGTCAGCGCTGCGGGTGAAGGCGTCATACTGCGCGGGGAAGCGCTCGCGGGCCTCCTTCTCGTCGATGTACTTGGTGGAGATCGTGTAGCGGTCGCCAATGGGCGTCATGGCCACGCAAAGCTGGGTGCGGAAGGCCGACTTGCCGCGGGACTGGGGGACGCGCTGGTAGAAGAAATGGGCGCTCACACCACCTTCGCCTCGTGAGGCGACGAAGCCCAGGTGCGAGCTGAGATCCTTGGCGGTGGCGTCCGAGACATAGGCGTTCATGCTTTACTCCGTGGGGCGAGAAGCGGGGAAGCGCGGGCGAAGGCCGCCCGCGCCACTCGATTACTGCGAGAGAACGCCGTTCAGCATCCGGTTGTTGCAGATGAAGTTGCCCATGCCGGCAAGGATCGAGGTCTCGGAGTCCTCGGTCAGGGGGCGTTTGGGGCCACCCAGAACGACGTTGTTCCGGTTCTTGTGCATGATCATCTCGATCGTGCCCAGGTTCAGGAAGCGCATCGCCGCCGGAGCATAGCCGCCCATGCCCCCGTCGAAGACGACCGGCGTGGTGTGGAACATGAGGTTGTCGAAACCGGCGGCCGCCAGTTTCTTGTCCATGAACCGCTGCTGCTGCTGGATGCCGGTCGCATAGGCCGTGTACCAGGTGTTGTCCGAGTAGATCAGGTTCGGCTTGTCGGTCCCGCGCTGCAGCTTCATGTAGAGCGCCAGCATGTCCTCGTAGGCGGTATCCTTGTCGGGCGCCGAGCCGGTCGCGACCCGCTGGTTGTCCCACCAGGTATAGGTGCCGGAGTTGATGCCGCCATAGGTCGAGCCGGCCGCCGACGAGATCATCAGCTGCATGCCGCCCATTTCCTTGCCGCCGGAGCCGGTGCCGTCGCCATGCGCGGACTTGTGCAGCTGGTTCTGGATGGTCTTCTCGGCGTGCTGCATCCGGGCGCGCATCTGGTTGATGATCTGCTCGGAGCCGCTGTTCTGCAGCATTTCGAGGCCCGACATCGAGACGGCGACGGCATATTGCTTCCACGGCACCTCGGCGTCGGTCAGGACTTCCTGCCCGGCGACGTTCAGGGCATCACGCCCGGTGTACCATTGGAAGTTGGCGTTCTCGTCCCCGACCATGATCGGCGTGAGGATGGTATAGCCGCCGCCGATGGTGCGGATGCGGCCGCGCCGGCGCAGCTCGTACAGCAGGATGTTGTTCTTCGAGATGGCATCCGCGATTGCCTTGCGACGATGCGCAAGGGTCGACGCAAGCACCTCACCCCAGGTCGGATTCGCCATTGTGTTCTCCTTTCGGCGAATCCCGCGCTTCAGCCGCTGAAATGCGAGCCGACGAAGTGCCTCAGCGTCTCATCCAGAGACGCATCCGCTCTCAACGCGGGTTGACGGGTGGCGCCCTGGCCGGTGCCGTCGATTGATTTGCTGGCACGCTGCGCCTTCTGGGCAGCGGCCGCCTTGTCTTTCACCTGTTCTGCCACCGTCTTCTGTGGCTGTGCGGCGGGAGTGGGCGCTGGAGCGGCCTGATAGCCGGTCGCGGCCCGAAGCTCGGCCTCAGCGGTGGTGTAGAAGCGGCCCAGATCCTCCTCGGTCACCGGCCGCCCGGTGGCGCGCAGGTGCTCCTGCGCCAGCCCAGCAATACGTCCTTCGAGGTGCTTGAACAGCGGGCGAAGAGGCTGGCCATCGGGGCCGGTGGCATTGACGAAGCTGGTGAGCCGGTCGCGAGCGTCTTCGGCGGCGCGACGCAGGGGCGCGTCGGGGCCGAACTGCGCGGCCTGTTGCTGCCGGGCTTTAAGCTGGCGGTTCTCCTCGTAGACGGCGCGGGTCCGCTCGTCCATGAATTCGAGGTCATCGTCGTCGGACTGATCCTTGACCAGCTTGTAACCGAGGTGCTTGGCGGCATTCTCCAGCACCTGCGCGGGATTGTCGCCGCCGGTCTGCTGGGCGACCCAAGCGAGGTATTCGTCCGGCTTTTGCTGGGCGAAGGCGTTCAGGTCGAGCATGCGCTTCATTGCGGTGGCAGCATCGACGCCGTGGAGCTTCATCTCGGCTTCGCGCCCCTTGAAGATGCCCAGCACGCTGTCGGCCTGACCGATGCGGCGGGTAATCTCTCCGCGGCGGGCGTCGTCGAGGCCGGACAGCAGGTCCGAGGTGCTGGCGCTGGTCAGATCAGCCGGAAGGTCGTCCTTGGCGGCGGCCTGGGTGTCCTCGCCATCCGCCGCCGGAGCGGTATCATCGCCACCGACGCCCGGCTGGGCATCCTCGGCCTTGGCCTGAACATCTTCCTTGGGTGCGCCCTTGACCTTGGCGTCGTCGATCAGGCCGAGGCCATCCTCTTCGGAGATCGTCTCGACAACCACCTGGTCTTCGATCGGGGCGTCCAGTCCGAGGCCGTCGTTCTCTTCCTCGTTCTGCGCCTTGAGCAGAGGCTCGATCGCGGCGCGCAGCTGCGCGTCCAGCTCGTCGTCCTCGTGACCGTTTTCGTCGATGTCGTCGTTGAAGTCAGGCATGTCGCTCTCCGTGGGGTGAAATCGCGTGTGATCACGATGTCAGCCCGGGGGCGCGACGTGCGGCGAAACGTCAGCGGATGCGGTCAGCTTCGGCCAGTGCCATGGCTTGCATTGCAGCCTGACCGGCTTCGACCAGCTTCTGTCGCGCGACGTGCCGGAGACGCGCGGCCTCGCCAGGCGCTTGGCGCAGGGGCAACGCTGCATCGACCGAGGCAAGAAAAGCGTCGGCGTGCCGATTCAGCGCTTCGCGCAGGCGGTCGGCGTCGTGGCTCTGGCTCGGCGGGGGAACGATCTGCGGTTTCACTCGATGGCCTCCACGGCGTCAACGTCAATCTCGGTGCCCTCGGCAAGGCTGCCTTCCTCGAGCGGCGCCGCGAACATATCCGGGGTGTAATAATCGGTGTCGGTGTTTTTCATCTGGATGATGGTCGCGGTGATCTCGTCCAGCTGCTTGCGGTCTTCGACCCAGGTATTCCGGTGGCCAACACCTTCGTCATATTCGACGAAATCGTGGCGCTCCATGTATTCGCGCTTCGCCTTGCGATCGCCGATGATCTCGGGCTCGCCAACGGCACCGGCCACGAACTCGTCGAAACGAGGGGCCAGTTGCGGCGCGGCGAGATGTGAGCGCGGCGGGGCCGGTGCCCGGCAGTTGTGCGGAACGCGACCGGCTGGATGCCACCCGCCGCAGGTCTTGCAGAGACGGGACCGGCCGGGCGCGCTATCCAGCGGATCGCGCGGGCCGAAGATGCGGGCGTATTCTCCGCCCAGATCGGACATGGCGGCGCGGGTCATGCTTGGCTCCGCAGAATTGCGCGCTCGATCGCGTCGATGATTTCGCGTTGGCGCAGAAGCGCAGCGCGCATCTGTTCTGCCCAGGACATCACACCGCCTCCTCGAACTGCGCCCGGAACTCGGCATCCCCTATGACAGCGAAGCCGTCAGCGCTCTTCACAATCCACTCTCCCGGGCGCGCGATGGTCTGACCGCTGTCGTTGGGAAGGTCCAGCAGGTGGCCCATGGCGTCGGAAGCGATGGCCGCGCAACACCAGACCGCGATGGTCGACCACATCGCGGCCTCCTCCGGCCCGCGGCGGGGATCGGGCAGCCGGTAAGCATCGACGATAACGGGGCGGGGACGGTACTTGGGCATCGTGGGAATGCTCCTGTTCAGGGTTTCTCGGGCGACTGCGGCGGCTGACCGGCGGTGTGCGCGGCATCGGCCATCAGATCGACGCCTTTCATGCGCATCTCGTGTTGGCGGTCCTTCTCGGAGTCGACGGCCTCTGCCTGGACCTTCATCTTGTCGACCTCCGCCCGGATCTGAGCGACCTGCACCTGCACTGGCGGCCCCTGGTTCGGGGCTTCGGCATCATCCGGCAGCTGCATGATCATCGACTCGAGCGTCCGGGCCTTCGGGAAGCCACGGATGCCGAACAATAGCAGCTCCTTGACCAGCTTCATTTCGAACATGCCGGTCGAGACCAGTGGAG